TCCGTCTCGTGGGCTCGGAGATGTGTATAAGAGACAGATACAGTATATTGTATACAATATTCAAAGGAGACGATAAAAATAAAAGTAGAAGCAAAGGATATTCCGTATATTCAAAAATTCATGACTGAATTCTGGAAAGCTATAAAAGATTTCTATTCAGTTGAACTTACAGACGAATATTCCAAGCAGGCCACTGATCGTCTGATAGAACTTGGAGAGTATGCGGAAATGTGCCCTGATAATAATGATAAACAGTTTATTAAGAATTGTCTAGTTGCTTTTAATAAGCTATTAGATTCTAAACAAAGGGAGTTGAGAAAGAATGTACAACACAAAGAACAGATATGAGCAGAGACAGGCTCTCAGAAAAGAAATTTATATGTATATCATCAGTTATATCAAACTGGTTGGATATGCACCGTCAATTACAGAGATTTCTGAAAGGGTGGATGCCGGGAGAGCTACGGTCTGGAAATATATTAATCAGTTGATTGATGATGACCTGCTCAAGACGAACCACCCCAGTACCGACAGAGCATATACTCCAGTTGGGTACGGAATAAGAAAGATAAGTAAGGAGATAAAATGAAACTTTATGACATTGTTGCAGCAGATAGTACATTCGTCGACAGTATGAGCAGAATAGAAATTTTGGAACGGTTCGGGATTTCTAAAGGAGTCTTTCAAAGATATCTGGATAACGGTGATCTGTTGGAGGGAAAATATCAGATAAATGATTACGACTGTGACATAAAAGCAAGGAAATATAAGGACAGGGAGTTGTTCTTACAGTTTGACATTCTGGCTCAGAAGATAAGGAGGGCTGTTGGATGGGAAAGTTAAAAATCAAGCAGAAAAAGAAAGCATTCATTCCGTATACGAATCAGCAGGCTAATATGTTTGCGCAGTCTATCCAGAACTGTCAGAAAGAGTTAAAAGAGATGGAGCTGAAGGCCTTTGATGATGGGTTTGAGGATGGAAAGAACTGGTCTGACGTGCTGAATTTTGTAATTTTGTTCTATGTAATGCACGAATTGCATGGATGGGGATGGAAACGTTACATGAAATCTGTAAAAAGAATTAATAACTACATCAATGATATTAATTCTGGGAAAACATCATTGTCTGAAATGGTTGATAATCTGGAAAAGAAGCACCACATTCAGATTTGTGATGATTATAAGGAGTTGATTGAGAGATATGGAGTATAAAGCTGCGCTGATGATTTATATGCAGAATAACGGGCAGGTAGCATTTGGATAGGAGAAAAATGAAGTTTAAACATAGAAAGGAATAACACTTATCCTCGTGAAACGAGGTTCCGCCTAATCAGAATAGGCTGGGTAAAATTTGATAAATGCTAGACTGGAATGCCTTGGTTCTCCTGCGTAGCGCAGAACAGACTAACGGTCAGAGGTAATAACTCCCAAGACTATAAAGCAGATTGTAAAATTGCCATACGGATATTTGTAGTATGGCGTGTGAAAGAATTAATTGAAAAATCCATAGATAGATTGAAGCTGGCAAGCGAGATTTCACTGAAACATTACAATAAACCACTTGTATGTGAGTATTCTGGCGGAAAGGATTCGGATGTACTTCTGAGATTATTCGGAATGTCTGGAATTCCGTTCGAGGTTCATAATTCGCATACTACTGTTGATGCACCACAGACAGTAAGGCATATCAAGAATACGTTTTCTGAATTGACGGACAAAGGCATCAAATGTGAGATTGACTATCATGTACAGGAAAACGGAAACCGTCTTACAATGTGGAATCTCATTCCTAGAAAGCTAATGCCACCTACCAGAATCGTTCGGTATTGTTGTTCAGAACTGAAAGAAGGCGGGAATCCCAACAGAATGATCGCAACAGGCGTTAGATGGTCTGAAAGCAGTAAGAGAAGCAACAGAAGCCCATTTGAAGTATTGGGGCAGATGGCAAGTAAAAGTATCGGTGTTTCTGATGAGAAAATGCTTATCACCGACAATGATAATACTAGAAGATTATTTGAAAATTGCCAGTCGAAAGCAAAGACGGTAGTTAATCCAATTATTAATTGGACAGATCAGAATATCTGGCAGTTCATTGGTGAGAAAGACGTTCAGGTATGCGAACTGTATCAATGCGGATATGATCGGTTAGGCTGTTTGGGTTGTCCACTTGCATCAAAGAAGCAGAGGGAAAAGGAAATGTATGATTTCCCAAAGTACAAGCAAGCCTACATACATTCTTTTGACAGAATGATTGAGGAACGCAAGCTGCGTGGAAAAGATACGAAGTGGAGTTGTGGCGAAGAAGTCTATTTATGGTGGATGCAGGACAACAATGTAGTTGGTCAGATGGAATTATCTGATTTTATTGAGTATTAAAATCATGGAGGACTGCACAATAGCGTGTCAGTTGCTTGCATGGGGAAAGTGAGGATGGCAAGAGAATGGTAATAGGAAAATTAAGCCCGATAAATAAAGATGATTTAAAAGTCGGAGATGTGGTTGGAGTTGCAAGGGAAATACGGTGCGGATGGGGAGAAAGTTTTAGACACGTCATGGTGTATCCGGCAAAGATTGTACGCATAACTCCTAAACGAACCAAAATTGAAACCGACATTGGAGAATACGATAAACATGAAGTGTTTTACAAATACGATTCAGAAGCCATAAAAGAAAGCAAAATGGCAAAGAAATTCAAGGAAATCAGAGATGGCGTATATGCCATTGAAAATTTTAAGTCGAAACGTGGGCTGGGAGTAATTAAAGACGAAGATTTAGATACATTGTCGGAGCACATTAATGCAGTTGTAGAAGTTTTAAAAAGATATGGAGATAAGGAGGACGCAAAATGAAATTATATTTCTACATTTTGGACAGCGACAGAGAATACAATCCAGAAATCCAAACATTAGGAGACTATATTTTCAAGATCAGAGTTGAGGAGTGCGAGGTGATTGAGAAGCCAAAAACCTACAAAGCAGTAACTCGATTTCCAGACGTAATCTACATTGGGTATGTGAAAAAGGAAGATATCGGAACAATTTCTGGTCATTCGACGCCGTACATTGTGTTGACAGTACCGAATTATCAGTTTGTAAAAGATAAATTTTTAGAAAGATATAACGTTGAAATCAGCAGACTCAAAAAAACAATCGCTATGTACGAGAATAGAATAGCTGCGATCGAAAATTACAAGGAGGACGCGAAATGTTAATCAGAAGTCAGGATAAGATGTCTCTGGTAAAGTTCGAAAACATTGTAGTCAATCTAAAACTCCCAGATTCATTGACTGTTATATGTTGGAGTTTGCAGGATGCACAGAGAAGTGGAGGATATTTTATTTTAGGAAAATATTCCGCCAAAGCAAAAGCCATGAAAGTACTGGATATGATTCAGGAAGCCTATGCGGACGCAAAATTAAATGAAATTCTTCTTCCTGATGTTTGCAAAGCTGCTAATAAATCTCAGCAGGAAAAAGAAAATACATCAATTGCAAAAGACATTAGAAATGCATTTATGAAGAAAATGGTATTCCAGATGCCGGATGATGAAAGCGTGGAGGTATGAGTCATATCAAAGACAGATTAACCGATTATCACAATCAGATGAAGAAGCTGGCAGAACAGCACGAAATGATTACCGCCAGAGACGTTCTGGACATGATCGAACAGCTTCAAGATGACTTAGAACTGGATGAAAATGAAAACGATTGGATTCCAGTCGAAAAGAAACTGCCAGAGCCGGGCAAGGATGTTGCTGTACTGCTTAAAGGCTTTATCCCGGCAATTGGTAGATATGAAGTAATAAGAGACGGCATTGGAGCCTTTGTAGTTCCAGGGCAAATTGAGACTCCTGTAGAATTCAGATTGCCTGTAACTGCATGGACACCGTTGCCAGAACCATACAAGGAGGACTAAATGGGAAGATGTAAATTGGAGTGTCCAGACGGCGAAACAGAATGCTGCATCTGCTGTACGAAGCAGGATTCCTGCCAGTGCAGATGTGATGATATGGATAGTTATGAATATGCGGAGGAGTGCGAAGATTATGAGACTGATTGATACGGATGCAATGAATGAAGAGTTATTTTACAAGCAAGTTGGAGGAAAAGACAGTTTAATTACGACAGAAAGTGCGTTTAAAATGATTGATGCGCAGCCGACCGCCTATGATGTGGAAGCAGTTGTGGAGCAGTTGGACACATACATAACAAAACTGGTTGGAAGAAATGCTGCACTATATCAGACAGTTATGCAGATCGTGAAAGGCGGTGGAATTGAATGGGTAGATTAATAGATGCAGACGAATTAATTAAATACATCAAAATTTGGGAAATTGGGATGAGTATCAGTTCTGACCAGAAAGAATTTATTAATTGTGTCAATGAACAATTTACAGCTTTTGATTTAGATAAGGTTGTGGAACAGTTGAAACAATTAAAAACGAGATACTTCTTAACAATAGCAAATACGGGCGATGCCGATAAAGACTGTGCTTACAAAAATATTGCAAATACAATTGATAGAGCAATCGAAATTATAAAAGGTGGTGGAGTTGTGTGAGAGAAATTCTTTTCAAAGCAAAGAGAGTCAAAAATGGAGAATGGATAGAAGGGAGCCTCATAGATTTGGATATTGACAGCGGATATTGCTATATCGTTCCGCCGTATAAACAAGCGAGCACATTGCCAATCGGCTTTTTGATAACAGACGGAATGGAATTGGTTATTCCAGAAACCATCTGCCAGTTCACAGGACTTTGCGACAAGAACGGGAAGAAGATATGGGAAAATGATATTCTGATGGCACACTTGGACGAGTCCTACCCAGAGGATGTGACATATGAAACCGTCGAATGGAACGTTGCCGGATGGGTAGCACACGAAACTGATAGCACAGATAGGGAATATCTTGTTAAGTTTGATCTGGAACATTTTGAAGTGGTTGGAAGCATTTTCGACAATAAAGAATTATTACAGGAGGAACACAAATGAGTAGCACAAGTGTAAGATTCGGAACAAAAGCGTATGTATGCGCAAGATATTTTCTTAGACCGGGAAAGTGCTTCAAATACATCGACCAGCACGGCGAAGACACCACAGAACACGTCTATGAGGTCATGGCATTATATCCGTACTGTGTCCTGCTAAGAGATACCAAGAATGGGGTCAGAACTTGTCCGGGGTATAATACTTTGAGCCTGATGCTGAGAGGAAGTGAAACATATGAGTAAATCAGCGTTAGTGATAGATACACCAGAGAATTGCTATGATTGCCCGTTCGGAATTTCATACTGCAGTGAACTTGAATATGAGGGTTTGTGTGAATTAGCTGAATGCTTAGGCTGTAATGAAATTCTGATGACAGAAGAACATTATGATTGCGAAAGCAAATCAAGACCTGAATGGTGTCCATTGAAACCACTGCCAAAGAAATTCGATAACGAGAAAGACCGGAAACTTGGAGATTTCGAGCCACTTTTCAAGATTGGTTGGAATGCCTGTTTGAGAGAAATTACAGAAACAAGCGATGAAAACGAGCGATAAAAAGCAAGCGATAAGAGGTGAAGTAGATGGAGAGATTAACAGAAAGATATGTTCCAAATGATGAAAAGAATGGAATTTCAGGGATAAAAGTATTTGAATCTGAGAATAAAATACCTCTTGTTAAAGTATTAAGCGGAGAGTATTTATATCCTGCAATTGAAAAGCTTGCAACTTATGAAGACTTAGAAGAACAGGGCTTACTTGCGAGGTTGCCGTGTAAGGTCGGAACAGAAGTTTTTTGCTATTTTCCAGGGGACGGTCATTATACAAAATGCCAAATTAAAAAAATAGAAATCTGTCCAAGCATATTTGGAAATATATGTTACTTTGCAGAGCCAGTTGCACAAAGGGGACGTTGTTGCAGATATTTTGACAATGAATTTGGAAAATTTTTATTCCTAACCCGTGCGGAAGCTGAGAAGAAGTTGGAGGAGATGAAAAAAATGGAAAGACTTACAAAAATAGAAAAAAATATTGATGGCACAGGACATGTAGTTACCGGTGTGGACAGAGAGTAGCTGAGTACAATGGATAGATGGACAGAAATACTTAAAAAAGTGTAAAGTATATGCATCATCTTCCAGTACAAAAAAAGCAAAAAAGAAAGGATGAATAATAATGAGCAAATTTAGAGAAATTGAAAAGGTATGCAGAGAAGTAGCAGACAAGGCAGCAATTTGCGCGGAATTAGAAGAAAAAGAGGATACGACCCCAGAAGAAATGGAAGAAGCAGGTAAAAACCTTATGTGGGCCATAACGCAGCTTCAAAAGATACAGCAATAAAACAGAATTCGGCAGACGGCAGATGTAAGTAAAGAATTAAATTTGGGAGATGAAATAAATGAAACTGAGAAATGCAACGCTGATTGACTACGGAGTACCGCCTGATGATATACCTATACTACAAAGCCACTTGCGGAATCTTAGCGAAAGCGATAAATACAATCTGTTACAGGTATCTATCAAATATGCGCCCGGCATCGAATCGCAAATCTATGATAGTATTGTGAATAGCATCGGCTATCGGACAATGGAGAAAATCAGGACAGTTCCTGCAACAGAGAATGACTTTTATGGCTACAAACGCAAGGTCATGGCGGAATATTATCATCTGGCAAAATTGATTGGCAGACTTTAAAAAAACTTAAAAATTTATAAAAGTGGTAGAGAGTTACGTGCGCCCTAGTATGGTATTATAGTATATATAACTACAACTATGCTAGGGTGTGTTTTATGTTTGGAGGTGAGAAAGTTAATATGGCGGGAAAGTATGAATATTGGCTTTCTCAAGAAGGTCAAGTACTTTTACAAGGTTGGGCTAGAGATGGTTTAACTGACGAGCAGATTGCAAAAAATATGTGCATTTCCTCATCGACATTATATGAATGGAAAAAGAAATATTCGGAGATTTCGGAGTCCCTAAAAGAAGGAAAAGAAATAGCTGATTACTTAGTAGAAAATGCACTTTTTAAAAATGCTCTCGAAGGGAATACTACGGCTCAAATATTCTGGTTAAAAAACAGAAAACGTGATAAATGGAGAGATAACCCAGAACCGGAAATGAAAGAAGAAAAAGAGGAGGGCATAGTAATTGAACTTACTAGAAACGGAGAGAAGATATAGAGTATATAAACATACTGTGCCTGATGGCAGAGTGTATATAGGAATGACTTGCAAAACAGTAAAAGCAAGGTGGGACAGCGGATATTATGGAAACGATGATTTCTTCAAAATTATAAAAAAATATGGTTGGGAAGGGATTAAGCATGAAATTATAGCCGATAATCTCACCAAAGAAGAAGCCGAATTAATTGAACGAAAAAGCATTGCAGAACATCGAAGCAATGAAGAAAAGTACGGATTTAATTTTGACAGTGGTGGAAATTTCGGAAAGAAGCGTTGCGCTCGTACAAAGAAGAAAATGAGTAAGACAGCAACGCAGCTTCATTTCGGCGATAGGCTGCACACAAAAGAAGTTGTAGCTAAAAGAGCAATAACTCAAACAGGAAGAAAGCTTTCAGACGAAACCAAAAGAAGAATTGGCGATTCCCATAGAGGTAGTAAAAGCGTTTCAGCCAAAAGGGTTAATCAGATAGACAGATACAATGGTAAAATAATAAAAACATGGGACTGCACTATGGACGTGGAGCGAGCGTTAGGCTATAAGAATAGTGCCATTTCTCGATGCTGTTCGGGTGGACGTCCCACAGCCTATGGATATGTTTGGAGATATGAAGCAGTATGAAAATATCCGCAGATGATTTATTTCCGTATAATTTTGATAATGTGCTAAGAGATATTTTAGAACACAAACACACTTATTATGTGTTTAAAGGCGGACGTGGAAGCTGCAAGTCTTCTTTCGTGAGCATTGTCATTATATTGCTAATGACAAGAAAAGAGAATAGAGATAAACATTGTATCATATTCAGAAAAACAGCGAATACATTAAGAGATAGCGTTTTTTCACAGATGCAATTTGCTATATCAGCATTGCATCTTGATGGCGATTTTAAATGCACTGTCAGCCCAATGAAAATAACATATATTCCAACTGGACAGACTATAATGTTTCGTGGTGTTGATGACAGAATGAAATTAAAGTCGTTAAAAGCTCCGTTCGGATACTTTGCTTTTGCATGGCTGGAAGAATGTGATACTTTTACCGGAATGGAAGAAGTACGAAGCATCTTGCAGTCATCGATGCGAGGTGGAAAAGACTACTGGACTTTTATGTCATTCAATCCACCGAAAACGAGACATAATTTCATGAATGAAGAAGTATTAATCCAGAGAGACGACAGATATGTTCATTCTTCTGACTACAGAACGGTTCCAAAGGAATGGCTTGGACAACAGTTTTTTGACGATGCCGAACATCTCAAACAGATTCGTCCAGAAGCCTATGAGCATGAATACCTGGGTGTTCCGAATGGTGACGGTGGAAACGTATTTGAGTACCTCGAAATCAGAGATATTACAGACGAAGAGATCGGTCACATGGATCGCATTTTCGCTGGCGTAGATTATGGATGGTACCCGGATGCCTTCTGCTATCTCCGAACTTATTACGATTCTGCCAGAGAGAAAATATATCTGATTGACGAATTGTATGTAAATAAATGGAGCAACTCCAAGACCGCTGATTGGATTAAGAAAAAAGGCTATGATGATTACACGATGATATGTGATTCTGCAGAACCTAAGTCCGTGAATGACTTTCGGGATGCCGGACTCCCTGCCAGAGGAGCAATCAAAGGACCGGGAAGTATCGAGTATGGTTTTAAATTCTTGCAAACAAAGACCATAGTCATTGACCCGAAGCGGACACCGAACGCATACAAAGAAATTACAGAATATGAGTACGATCGGGACAAAGAGGGGAATGTAATAAGCGGTTATCCTGATGGAAACGATCATGCAATCTCGGCGCTTAGATATGCTTATGAGCCGTTGTTTAACAGGAGGGGGTACAGTGCATAATGAGTAGAATAGGAATAGAACTACCGAAAGAATATTCGGACAGATTTGACAAATTACGTCAGAATCGAGTAGAAGTCAGCTTTTACAAATATGGCACAGCAGCAGACAACTTTGGAATGAAATTAGTAGATGCGCTTGAATCGCACGATATGTGTATTAAAAAATATAAAGAAACTGGAAACACAGAATATCTTTGCGATGCAGCAAATTATCTCATGTTTGAGTTTATGTATCCACAGATTCCGAATGCATTTTTCAAAGCAACAGATAGCGGAGAGAGTGCCGGAGTTGCCGGAACACCAATAAATCAGCTAAAAGAAAAATGGTGACTAAATGGGACTAATAACAACACTAAAAAGGTGGTTTAACATGATTTTTAAGAAACAAGCCGAAGAGGATTTCAACATCCAGGCAGCAGAATTTCCAGAAATGGAATCACTGATTAACCGGTGCGCGAACATCTACAGGGGCGCGCCGGAATGGCTAGATGATAAGAATAATATAAAGACGATCAATTTTGCGAAATCTGTCTGCTCAGAGACAGCACGGCTCGCAACATTGGCGATCGGCATTCAGATTGATGGTTCCGCAAGGGCTATATGGCTACAGGAACAGATTGATAAGGTATATTTCCAGATTCGGCACTGGGTAGAATACGGCTGCGCTTATGGAACGGTGTTTATTAAGCCAAACGGTGAGAGCCTTGACGTATTCACTCCGGCGGACGTGATGATTGTGGACTACGATAATCAGGAGATCAAAGGGATTATATTCAAGGATTCTTATACAGTTGGTCGGAAATACTATACAAGGCTTGAATATCATAGATTTGTTGAAACTACCGTGGACGGTGTGACGACTTATCCGTACTATGTATCAAATAGAGCCTATGTATCAAAGTCTCCTCAGTCAATCGGCGACAGAATCGACCTTAAACAGACCAAATGGGCTGACCTTATGGCAGATACGCCGCCAATTCTCAAAGCGAACGGTGAGAAACTGGACGGACCATTGTACGGAGTACTGCGGACACCACAGGCAAACAATGTGGACATTAGCACCCCACTTGGGCTTCCGATATTTGCAGAAGCTATCGAAGAACTGAAGGACCTTGATATTGCATATAGCCGTAATGCCGGAGAGATATTCGATTCTCAGAAGATTGTTCTGGCAGATGATAGGCTACTGATGCCAAGTGGTACGCCTGTATCAGCTATGTCGCCACAGGGCATGGAGAACAGGCGTAATGAGATGAACTTACCGCACTTTGTCAAGAATGTATTCGGACAGGACAAGAAAGAATTCTATCAAGAAATCAATCCGCAACTCAACACAGATACCCGTATAGCCGGAATAAACGCCATTTTAAGCCAGTTAGGGTACAAGATTGGATTCTCTAACGGGTATTTTGTTTTCAACGAATCTAGTGGCATTCAGACAGCTACGGGAGTGGAAGCAGAACAGCAGAGGACAGTGCAGTTCATTAAAGATGTTCGAGACAAACTGGAAAGTTGCCTTGATGATGTTATCTACGCACTGAACGTTTACGCTGACCTGTATGGGCTTGCACCTGTCGGAGCTTATGAAGTCAATTATGATTTCGGAGACATTCTGTATGTACGTGAAAACGACCGTGCACGATGGTGGCAGTATGTGACCACTGGTAAAGTTCCGGCATGGCTGTATTTCGTGAAATTTGAGGGAATGACGAAAGACGAGGCGGTGGCAATGGTCAAAGAAGCTCAGCCAGACGAACCAAAACTGTTTGGAGATGAATAGTTATGTTAAGCCCAGAATATTTACGCCGAATAACAGAGGGCAGTGAACAAATTGCAGAAGAATTACATCAGTACATCATCTCTGAGATCGTGTCAAGGATGATGGCAAGAATTGGCAGGGATGAAGATTATATTCTGACCAATGCTGACGCGTGGAGAATCAGAACGCTACAGGAATCTGGTGAATTGTTAGAGGACATTCTGACAGAATTATCCAAATATACCAAACGTGAACGGCAGGAGCTTCTTGAAGCGTTTGAGGATGCCGGAATCACTGCAATGAACTATGATGACAAGGTATACAAGGAGGCAGGATTAAGTCCTGTACCGCTTGAACAATCTCCGGCAATGATAAGACTCATGGAACGGAATATGAACCACTGTTTAGGAGATTGGAAGAACTTCACACGAACCACCGCAAGTGCCGCTCAGAGGCTCTATATTGAGCAATGTGACCTTGCATATAATCATGTGATGACTGGGGCAGTTGGGTATACACAAGCCGTCAAAGAGGCGGTTAATAACGTTGTGAGTGATGGTGTGACTGTCACATATCCATCTGGCAGAAAAGACACGATTGAAACAGCAGTAGCACGTTCTGTCAGAACTGGTGTGGCACAGGCTACGGGGGATATATCCCTAAAACGCATGGAAGAAATGGACTGGGATTTAGTTCTGGTCAGTGCCCACATGGGAGCCAGAACGGGTGATGGCGGCGAGAATCCGGGAAATCACTCATGGTGGCAAGGCAAGATATACTCTCGTTCTGGCAAGAGTAAGAAATTTCCGCCGTTCTCATTGACCGGATATGGGACAGCAAGTGGACTGTCAGGGGTCAATTGCCGGCATAGTTTTGGAGCCAGTGACGGAGAATTTAATCCCTATGCAGGACTATCAGCACAGGATAAAGCCGACAAGGGTAAACAGTACGAAAAGGAACAGCGACAACGTACTTACGAGCGAAGAATCCGCAAGACGAAGAGAGAGGTTCTTGGACTGCAAGCAGGAGTTGACAATGCACCGAATGAAAAGGCGAAATTCGCATTACAACAAGACCTTGACCGGAAGTCTTATCTTTTGCAGAAACAAAATGCTGCATACAAAGATTACTGCAAGCAGAACGACCTAAGGGAACTGCAAGACCGGCTTATGATAGCGAAGTGGAACCGTCAGAACGCCGCAAAAGCCAGAGGAGCAGCAAAACGATATAAGGCAGCAAAGGGGATTGACTGATGGATGATAGATGGGAATATTATAATCCGAATCCCGTTAAGGATAAGAGAACAGGAGACTGCGTTGTCCGGGCAATATGCAAGGCAACCGGTTTTGACTGGGAAACGGTATTTGCCGGATTAATGATACAGGCGTGCGCTCTGTCAGATATGCCAAGTGCAAATTATGTCTGGGGAGCGTATCTTTATAAGCATGGATACAGACGCAAGCTGATAGAACAGTCAGAGCGATATATTTATACAGTCAATGACTTCTGTACAGACCATCCGACAGGCACATATATTCTCTGCATAGATGGTCATGTGGTGACAGTACAAGAGGGCAAATATTTTGATACATGGGATAGTGGTAATGAGATCCCGGTATATTACTGGGAAAAGGAGTAGCTAAATGAGCATATCAGAATTTGTACAGATTTTCCTCTCTATCTGCGGAGGGGTGTCTATTGTCGGAGGGGCGGCGGCCGTAATCTTTAAATGGATTACTCCGGCATTTCGACTTAATAGGCGAGTAGAGACACTGGAAGAACATGACAAACGAGATTACGAGAGTCTTCAGAGAATCGCAGAACGAGATTCATTAATTCTGGAAGTGTTATCAACCATGCTGGACAGTCAAATCAGTGGGAATAACGTGGAGGAATTAAAAAAAACAAAACAGAAGCTTACAAATTATCTTGCACAGAATCAGCGTTAGATTTGATAAGGGGTATGTTCATGAAATTATATGTGTTCACAAAGAAAGATATAGACAGGTTCTTGACGGAGTGTAATTTTACACCGGATGAAGAAAGATTATTCCGGCTGAGATGTAAGGAACATACGCTTGAATACTGCGCTGAACAGATGAATGTGAGTATATCCACGGCGAAACGATTGAGCCGCCGGGTGAATAATAAAATAATTAAAGTGTGTTGATACGACAAAAAGTCCCCGGGACTATCTCCCAGGGGCTTATTTTTATTCTGGTTTTATTTGTTCTTCGTATTTTTTTATGAGCCATTCCGGGACTGGTTCGTCTCCGTCGTCGCCCCTATATTTGATCGGGTCAATATTGTTTGTGAAACACCACTCCCAGCTGTTATAATCGTCGCCGTCTTTTGATACGATGTAGAATATATCATATTCACCATCCACAAATGCTATCGTATCTGTTGCGTTCATTGTGTACAGCATGATATACATGTTTCTCCTGTATGCGTACGCCATTTCTAGCGGTGAATCTTCACCACCCAGAAATCCCATGAACATTTCAACGTCGTATGAATCTTTCGACAATTTGTTATAATAATCGTAGACTTTTTCATCCCATCCGTCCGGGAAAAGTTTACGAGCTTTTATTTCCTCGTTATCTTCTTTAGCCATTTTGTAAATGGTTTCAAGTTTTACTCTCTTAATCATTTTACACGCCTCCTATTTCACTTCGCAATCTTCCAAGACAGCTCGCTCTAACAACTGTCTCACATAATCCGGGCATTTGCTCTTTCCGGATTCCCAGTTCTCGAGCGTTCTAATCGGTATGTTGTACCTTCTTGAGAATTCTGCTCGGGATATCTTTAAGTGTTCACGCATTTCCGTGGTGGACATATTTTCTTTTTGTTTCAGATCATCTTCCATAGATCCTTTTGTTTTGTAAGACATGAATCCTACCGCGGATGGAAAAATACGGGTATAACTGGTTTTGCATTCGTCAATCCATTTAATGCTCACATATACTTTTGCACATAAATATGGCCATTCCGGACTTAATATAGTACCGTCCGCATATACACAAACATCGCATTCTTCAGCGATAGAATTATCATATATGATACGATCGACTTCTTCTTTAAAGAATTTCGCACGGCAATAGGCCACGATGTCGTCTAACTGGTATCCGTCGCATTCAGGTATAAAACTTTTGATCTGTTTTCGCTTGATCTCCCATAGATTCGTGCTATAATCTTTATCCATTTTAACGAGGCTGTCAACAAACCCGCCGACAGGAGAGGGATTTAAGATTTTGTAAGCTACATCAAGTTCGGCGTCAGATTTTCCACAGCTTTTCTTGAAATCATGCATTAATTCATCCATCATGGATTCAAATTCAGATTGATTATATTTATACATACATTTCGTCTCCCTTTCTATCAATGTTCTTTGACATATTTATGTATACGCTCATATAAATTCATTTCATTTCGGTTCGCCATTAATTCGCTTAAATCGTTTGAATCATAATTTGTAGAATATACGGCATAACTGCGATTTTCGATAAACCATGAAGCTTCTTTGATGTTGCTAAGAATCTCCATGTCTTTAGCTCTTTTTTCTGCGCGAGCAGGTCTGTCTTCAGCTTCGTATTTTCTAACGAGAGTAGATAAATATGAAATCATGTTTTTTCTTATATCTTCAGCCCATGCAATCTGCTTTGGACTTCCGATGAGTTCAACTAATTTTTGTTCCATTGTTTTCGCTTCCTCCCATGCTTTCTTAAGACCGGAGGATATTGTCATTGCAGATTTCTTAACCAGTTCCCATGCTCTTTTCATGATTTGTGATAAGTTGTATTTCTTCATTTCTGTTTCCTCCGTTCCTTTGATGATTATATAATACCACCAATTTGGTGGTATGTCAATACTTTTTCGATACTTTTTTGAACTTTTTAGATTGATACATCTATGTAAAAATATAATCAGAAAGGTGGTGCATAAGATGGCATTATATAACAATCCTTATCAATATAGTTTTGGTGTTCCGGGACAGATGAACCAATTTCAGCAACAGCCTGTCCAGATGCCAACTCAACCAGTACAGCAACCACAGCAGAATAACAATGGTATTCTGTGGGTATCTGGCGAAGTCGGTGCAAAATCCTATCTGGTAGCACCCGGAACAAGTGTTTTACTGATGGACAGTGAAAGCGAAAAGTTCTACATAAAATCTACAGACGTTTCCGGTATGCCACAGCCATTACGAACATTTGAATACCATGAGGTAGGCGTTCAGATGCCACCTAAACAGCCCGTTCAGAACATGGACAGTAAATACGTCACCAGACAGGAATATAACGATTTAAAGGGCAAATACGAAGCTATCATAAACCGATTAAATTCTTTTTCTGAACCTGTTAGGGCTAATACCGCACAGGAATCAGCAGTCAAGGGAGGAAACGCAGATGAGTAATCCATTATTCAATGCCCTCGGTGGTGGGATGCCACAGGGAAACGGGCCAATGCAGATGATGCAGCAGTTTATGCAGTTTAAGCAGAATTTTAAGGGAGACCCGAAAGCAGAAGTTGAGAAGATGTTACAGTCTGGAAAGATTTCTCAACAGCAACTTAACCAGGTCCAGCAGATGGCAAGACAATTCCAACACATGCTGAAAGGAATGAAATAGTACATTACAATCTGGCCAGATTGATGTAAATACACAATAAAGGAGATTATAACTATGGATGGAAATTATAGCTTAGCAGATATTGCCGCTGCTACCGGAAACGGTAGAAATAATGACGGCATGTTTGGCGGAGATGGTAGCTGGTGGATTATTGTTTTATTCATTTTTGCTTTCTTCGGATGGGGCAATAACGGATGGGGTAATAATGGCAACGGCGGCGGATATACAGCCACAGCAGCTACTCAGGCAGACATTCAGAGAGGATTTGACAATTCCGCAGTAATCAGTAAACTTGACGGAATCAACAACGGTCTCTGCGATGGGTTCTATGCCATGAATAATGGTATGCTTACCGGTTTTAACGGAATCAACACAAACATCATGCAGACTGGATTTGGAATCCAGCAGGCTATTAATGCTGATACTGTAGCTAATATGCAGAACACCAATGCTTTACAGGCACAGCTTGCGAACTGCTGTTGTGAAACCAGAGAAGCAATTCAGGGTGTGAACTACAATATGGCACAGAACACCTGCGCATTGCAGAACACCATGAACAGCAATACAAGAGACATTATTGACAGTCAGAACGCTGGAACAAGAGCCATTCTTGACTATCTTTGCAATGAAAAGATTTCTAGTCTGCAGGCTGAGAATAATGATCTCAGACGTGCTGCATCTCAGGATCGCCAGAGCGCACTTCTCACAACTGCAATGGCTTCTCAGACACAGCAGCTCATTAATGCAATCAATCCAGCACCGATTCCGGCATATCAGGTTCCTAACCCGAACACATATTACGGATGTGGATGCGGATGCAACACCGGATGCAATTGCTGATAACTTCATATCGAGAGTATCTTTCGATTGATTCGAATGTCGGCTTATGCCGTATTACACAGAGGGGCAGGCTGAGACCTGTCCTTTTGTGATATGAAAGGGGTAAAAATTATGGCAGAATTTACAAGTGTAGCTGCTCAGACTGTAGCAGCAAATGGAAACGTAGTATTTTCAAATACAGCAGTTAAGGGTTCTAACTGCATTCAGCACAGAGAGGGAAGCGGAATCATCACTCTAAGAGGACTGACTAACCAGTGTAAAGCGAGATTCTTCGTGGATTTTTCTGGTAATATCGCAATTCCAACAGGCGGTACTGTCGGAGCTATTTCTCTGGCAATTGCAATCTCTGGTGAGCCGGTTCTTTCTTCCCAGATGATTTCCACACCGGCAGCAGTAAATCAGTACAATAATGTGTCCTCTGGCATCTATATTGATGTGCCTCGCGGATGCTGCGTTAATATCGCGGTAGAAAACACAAGCGATCAGGCTATTTCTGTTGCGAACGCGAACATTGTTGTGACCAGAGAAGCGTAGGAGGTGTGATTATGAGAGATATTAAAGACTTATGCGCAAGAATCGAAGACGAGCTGTCCAAAATTGCTGATAATGGGCTGACCACTGGGAACTTGGAAATGACATACAAACTGATTGATATGTACAAAGACATAAAGAACACGCAGTACTGGGACAAGAAAGTGGAGTACTATAACACTGTCCTTGATGAGATGCGTGGCGGATACAATGACGATTACAGTGAACGTGGAAGAAAGCGTGACAGCATGGGGAGATACAGCTCAAATGATGGCAGAATGATGCCGGATTACGACAGGGGTAATTCTTATGCCAGAAGGGGTGAACATTATGTCAGAGGGCATTACAGCCGCTCTGATGGGCGAGATGCTTATGACGATTACATGACGCAGAAACAGAGCTATCGTTCCGGCAAGTCTGAAGACTGCAAAAGAAAGATGCTCGCCGCATTGGAAGAACATCTGGACGAACTTACAACAGAAATGAGTGATATGTCCAAGGATGCAGAGTGCCGGGAAGAACGTGATCTTGTCAAGAGATACGTAGAAAAACTCCGTGATATGCTCTAAAAACACAAAAGTGGTAGAGAGGTAGTTAAAAGAAATCTGTTATAATGTAATTGTGCAGCAGGAAGCACAAGTAAAACGGTTGTTTTTGACATTTTCGTTTTAATCCTCCTTTCTTTAATTTAGTAGCTGGTACGCACGCTTTAACGGAAAGTTGAATAGGTTCGAATCCTGTCGTGCGTATTTGCCATCTGGCACGCAAGATGGCTCACCTCCTTGATTAAGGTTTTTGTTATTCATACTTTTCTTTTAAAAAAGAAATAAATATCCGAAACAACTCGTGGCAGGCATGACACGTTAAACACCTTGCTAACCCGGGAATCCGGGTTATGTGGAATGTACGCTAGTGGAAAACTGACAGAGTCGCACTCTGGTCTCCGGTTCGATTCCGGGCGCTCCGCTTTAATCCGCTTAGAGTTAAGCTGTTTGTATACAGGTGGTCTATGTCTCAGGTGGATTTACGCTATAGCGAAAGAAGTGAAATTCACCCCAGTTTCTTTTTAGAGGGTTGGCCGTTATAGGCGGCATGGAATGTAGCTCAGTGGTAGATCGCACTGTAAATGTGAGGTCGCAGGTTCGATTCCTGCCTTTCCGATTACCTTGCCAGTGGTCTAACTGGCTTAATCCATTTACCTGCGGCGGCAGGTCAATAAACACGACCAGGAGGATGTTATGCAGAAACTTATTGACACTTTAAAATCATTTGGAATTGAAATCCCGGAGGATAAACAGGCAGATGTAAAGAAAGCACTTTCTGAGAATTACAAGAATACAAAGGAAGTGGCGAAAACTCTGTCGAAAGTCGAGGGTGAACGCGATAACTGGAAAGAACGCGCTGAGACAGCAGAGGAAACCTTAAGAGGCTTTGATGGTATCGACCCGACAAATATTAAAAGCGAGTTAGAGACTTGGAAACAGAAAGCGGCAGATGCAGAGAAAGAATTCAATGCAAAAATCTACGACCGTGATTTCTCAGATGCTCTGAAAGCGGCACTCGACGATGTTAAATTTTCAAGTGAAGCTGCAAAGAAGTCTGTTATGGCAGACATTAAAGAAGCAGGTCTTAAGCTGAAAGATGGTAAAATCCTTGGATTAAATGACCTGATCGAACAGATGAAGCAGTCTGACGCATCCGCTTTTGTAGATGAATCTCAGCAGCAGGCTCAGCAGAACCAGGCAAGATTTACCACTCACGTTGGACAGCAGCAGACACCGGGAAGCATGACAAAGAAAGATATCGAAGCGATCAAAGACCCGTCCGAGAGACAGGCTGCAATTGCTCAGAATATCCAGTTATTCCAGTGATTTTTTACACCGACTATACACCAGAGTATAGCCGCTAACCCAATGCCTTAATAATTAATTATGGGTAGAAAGGATTTTATATGGCAGCAAAAGCTAATCTTATTATGACAAATGATATTCAGGTAAAAGCACGTGAGATTGATTTTGTTACCAGATTCGAAAGAAACTGGGAACACTTACGTGAAATACTTGGTATCATGCGTCCAATCAAAAAGACGCCCGGAGCGGTTCTTAAATCAAAATATGCAGAGGGTACATTACAGAACGGAAATGTTGGTGAAGGTGAGGAAATCCCTTACAGCAAATTCGTTGTAAAAGAAAAACCCTATGCAGAAATGACTATCGAGAAATACGCAAAGGCTGTATCTATCGAAGCAATCAAAGATCACGGTTACGAGAACGCTGTTCAGATGACCGATGATGAATTCCTCTTCCAGCTTCAGACTAATGTTACTGAAAGATTTTACAACTATCTGAAAACAGGTACTCTCTCATTCACGGAAACCACTTTCCAGATGGCTCTGGCAATGGCTAAAGGTCGTGTAGAAAACAAATTCAAACAAATGCATAGAAATGTAACTGGCGTTGTTGGGTTTGTAAATATTCTGGACGTGTACGAGTATATCGGAGCAGCTGGGATTTCTATTCAGAACCAGTTCGGCTTCCAGTATGTGAAAGACTTCCTGGGATTCAATACGATTTTCTTACTGTCTGACAGTGAAATTCCGAGAGGAACAGTAATCGCTACACCTGCTGAAAATATCGTTCTGTACTATGTTGACCCGAACGAATCTGATTTCGCAAAAGCGGGTCTTGTATATACTGTATCCGGTGAAACAAATCTGATCGGATTCCATACACAGGGCAATTACCACACAGCAGTGTCTGAATCATTCGCAATCATGGGGCTTACCCTCTTTGCAGAATATATTGACGCTGTTGCTGTCGGAACTATCGACACAACTCAGACACTGGGAACCCTCACTGTAAACTCCGCAGTAGGAAGTAAGAGTGGAGATACAAAAGTAACCATTACTCCGGCAAAAGCAAACGCAGGGAATGCATATAAATACAAAGTTGCATCTTCTGAGACTGCCGTAGACTACGGACAGAATGTGAAGAACTGGAGCGCATGGGATGGCGAATCCGATATTACAGCAGCAACAGGGCAGGTTATCACGGTGGTTGAGTGTGACAGCACCTACAAGGCACTTAGTGCCGGACATGCGACTGTAACAGCAAAATGATGATCTCAGGAGGTAACTGGCATGGCTTATGCAGATTATGAATTTTACACAACTTCATGTTTCGGTTCAGTCGTGCCAGAAACCGACTTTCCACGACTGGCAGAAAAAGCCAGTGATTTTATAGACACGATGACATTTAACAGACTGGTGGACGGACTGCCAACAAACGAACGCTCACAGAAGCGTATCAAAAAGACAGTCTGTTCATTGGCTGAATTAATGTATCAGATTGAGCTTGCTGAAAAGAATGCTATCAATCAGGCATCGGCAAATGTAACCGACATAAATGTCGGGAACATCTCAACAGGCGTTGTAACATCTGCATCTTCTGGCAGTGAGTCTATTTCTTACGCAACACCTCAGCAGAAAGCATCGGGTGCAAAAGAGTGGAGTGCAGTATATGCCGCCGCCGGAGATGCGCAGAAAACGAACGACTTGCTTCTTAAGACAGCTTTACCGCTTCTGATGGGAGTAAGGACGGATGATGGAATACCAGTATTGTATGCAGGAGTGTGATAGAAATGATGGAATTAAAACAGACAGTTGAAATGATGAACAGTGCAGATTACAAGGAACGCTTTAAGGCAGAGCATATGCAGGTGGTTATTCGATATAAGAAACTTGCGAATATGCTTGAAAAGTGGGACAAAGGAGAACTCACATTTACTCCTGCTTGTCCGAGAAGCACTTACAATATGCAGGTAAGAGCAATGACGGATTATATTGCTGTTCTGGAAGCAAGGGCAGTTATGGAAAAAGTTGATTTGGAGGTATGATTATGGACATTGCAACATTAGGCTCATGTATTGCAATCGTTATGATTTGCTACATCGTAGGAATGGGCTGCAAAGCATCAAAAAGAATCTCCGATGAATGGATTCCAGTGATCATGGCGGTTATTGGTGGAGTTCTCGGAGCAGTCGGAATGGGAGTTATCCCAGATTTCCCGGCAACGGACTATATAACAGCAGTTGCGGTCGGTATGTTTAACGGATTGTCGGCTACTGGTGTGAATCAGGTTATTAAGCAGACAGTGCAGAAAGAATAATATTAAGGAGAGGGTATCATGTACGAAAAAACGGTGACGATTTTTGACTATTACGAATCAGCCACGACAAGAGATGCGTACTGGTATCCTCACGTGCTATCCGGCGTTGACCTCATTACGGACAAGGGAGCAATCCTTAAAAAGTACGGACCAGACGCAACTGACAACGCACAGTTACACATCCGTTATATTGTCCAGAACGGCGATATAACCATTGCTGATAAAGATGGTAAAATTCTTCCATGGGTGCCGCCTAAAGAGTGGAAAAGACAGATTAACAACGCTCTGGAGGACACTATCACATTCTCAGATGAGTCATTCTTCTGGGAGGGTGAGTGGACTGGTGGAACGGTATCTGATGGTGATTATCGAAATGGATTCTACCAGTATATGAACGAGAACAGGGATAACGTGTTTAAGATTACCAGTGTAGGCGGTCCGTATACGCTGATTCCACATTTTGAGATTCTGGGTAAGTAATATGAGTAAGATTCATCATTTCAAAGGATTCTCCATAGTCGATGGAGATATGAAAATCAAGCTGAATATGGACAGGTTTTCCAGACAGTATCAAGAAGCCCAGTATCTCCTTGACGGAATGGTTATGGACAGCATGGTTCCATTTATGCCAATGATTACCGGAAATTTTATCAATCGGACAAGAGTTGAGAGTACATCTTTGCAAGGAACTGGGAAAGTATGCGCGGCGGCGGCTCCTTATGGACGTTTTCTGTACGAGGGGAAAGGAATGGTTGATGAAGCAACTGGAAGTCCCTACGCAAGACGTGGAGCAAAGAAAGTTCTCGTTAGTCAGTTTTCTGGTCGGACAGCCGCAAAGGAGAATCTTGAATACACCAAACAGGCTCACCCACAGGCACAAGCTGAATGGTTTGATGCCGCTAAACGACAATACGGCAGTACATGGATTCGCAAAGTAAAAGCACAGGCAGGAGGTGGCAGACATGGCAGATAAACCTATCGGAAAAGATGCAACTGGATATGAGATTCTGACAGATGCCATGAAAGCACTTCTAAACCAGTATCCAGGGTTATACGAAAATGAAACAATCAAGTTTGAAGAACTCGGCAAAGAATCAGGAATTGCGTTCTCGGCAGACAACGGGGCGTTGATCTATTCAGAGAAAGAAGACGTTTGCGGAACGATGCATCAGGTATGTCAGTACCCATTTTACGTGGTATATCGTACAGCATCTGACAAAGAAAGGCAGAAACTATCTGTTCAGAAGTTCCTTGACAATCTCGGTAAATGGATATGCCGGGAACCAGTTATTATAAATGGCTCTGAGACGCGTTTAAATGTGTTTCCAGAGCTTTCACAGGGGCGAGTGATAAAACGTATCACACGTGACAACTCCTATGGTTTAGAACCGCAGGAGAGCGGCGTACAGGACTGGTTGTTACCATTGTCGGTGCGCTACGAAAATACTTACGAAGCAATATAACAAGTAACAACCGGCTATCAATTGGAGATAGTCGCTAACCTACACAGCCTTTTAAAGTTATAGGCAGAAAGGACATTTCTATGCCAGTTACAGGAAAAATTGACCGTAAATATATGGCTCATTATATCGACGCAGGCTCCCTCTGCGGAGGACTGACGCCGAAATATGAGCGTCTTGGAAAAGACCTGGAAGAGTACAATGTAGAACTCAATCCAGACACTGAAACATCTAAAAACATTCTTGGAGAATCCACATTTAAACATAACGGCTACGAAGTTTCTTCTGACGCTGATCCATTCTATGCAGACACTACTTCTGATCTGTTCACAGCATTGCAGAAGATCGTAGACAACAGATACAAAGACGATAATCTCAAAACAAAAGCAGTTGAGGTCCATCTCTGGACGGAAGCTACAGCAGGCAAGTATGAAGCATATCAGCAGGATTGCTACGTTGTGCCGACAAGCTACGGTGGTGATACATCCGGCTATCAGATTCCGTTTACCGTGAACTATGTTGGCGAACGTGTAAAAGGAAAATTTGACATCAGTTCCGGTACATTCACGGCTGACAGCGAATAAGCACATATACAAGGAGGGCACGCCAAATGGCAAAAGTAATTAATACAAAAATTGATGATGGAATTCTCATTTTCACATTCACAAATAACGAAGACGAAGTTTTTTCTTCTTTCAAACTGAACCCGACTGATATCAATGTAGCAGCACGTGCAGAGGAACTGACGGAATACTTTGAGCAGCTTAAAGATTCTATTCAGAAAGTCACTTCTGGTAAAGAAATGGCTGAATTCAATAAACAGATCGAAGACAAAATCAATTACCTGCTCGGATATGAAGCATCAAAAGACCTGTTTAAGGAGCCGATCACGGCAACTACCGTGTTCGGAAATGGTCAGGTATTTGCTTATATCGTTCTGGATAAGATCGCAGAAGCAATCGCACCGGAAATTGAAAAGAGAAAGAAAAAAATGCAGGAAGTAGTCAATAAGTACACGGAGAAGTATACAAAATGACCGCCTATGAGTTACCCACCTCACTAAATATCAGTGGGGTGGATTTTTCTATCAGAACGGATTTTCGAGTAATTATTGATATTCTCATAGCCATGAATGACCCAGAACTGGATGAACAAGCGAAAGCAGTTGTTATGTTGCAGATTTTGTTCGAGGACTGGCAAAGCATACCCCCAGAACATCTTACAGAAGCTTGCCAGAAAGCTTGCGAGTTTATTGATTGTGGTCAAGCTGACGATAGTCCGAATAAGCCGAAACCTCGTTTGATGGACTGGGAACAGGATGGAGACATGATTGTTCCGGCTGTAAACAAGGTTGCCGGTAAAGAAATCAGATCAGTGCCGTACATGCACTGGTGGACGTTTTTTGGATATTTCATGGAATCTGGCGAATGCCTGTTCAACACGGTTGTTGGAATCCGGTCTAAAAAAGCAAAGGGCGAAAAACTCGATAAATGGGAAAAGAAATTCTATCAGGAAAATAAGAATATTATTGACATAAAAACACGTCTCAGCGACGAGGAGCAAGCTTATAAAGATAAGCTGAATGAGATGTTGAACCTCAAATAGTTAGGAGGTGAACACATGGCTGCTGATGGCTCAGTCATTATTGATACCAGAATGGACACATCGGGTGTACAAAACGGCGTATCAGCAATCAGACAGTCTTTTAACGGACTTGGCAGCGTAGTAAAAAAAATAGGCGTACTGATTGGCGGAGCATTCGCAATTGGGAAACTAGCCCAGTTTGGGAAAGAGTGCGTAGAACTTGGCTCCAATCTGGCAGAAGTGCAGAACGTGGTCGATGTTACATTTACAACCATGTCGGACAAGGTAAACGAATTTGCAAAGAACGCCATGACCTCTGCTGGTCTGTCAGAAACAATGGCGAAACAGTATGTCGGAACGTTCGGAGCAATGTCTAAGTCGTTCGGATTCTCCGAAGCACAGGCTTACGACATGTCAACGGCCCTGACACAGCTGACCGGTGACGTAGCATCATTCTATAACATTAGTCAAGATTTGGCTTATATCAAGCTGAAATCAGTGTTTACGGGAGAAACGGAAACGCTCAAGGACCTCGGTGTGGTAATGACCCAGTCGGCGCTTGACCAGTTCGCGCTGGCAAATGGCTATGGCAAAACTACATCTGAAATGACAGAACAGGAGAAAGTGGCTCTTCGTTTGGCTTTTGTACAGAAACAGTTATCTGCCGCATCTGGTGACTTTATTCGTACTTCTGACAGCTGGGCGAACCAGGTACGAGTGATGCAGTTGCAGCTGCAATCTCTCAAGGCAACAGTCGGACAGGGATTAATCAATCTCTTCACTCCTGTTCTGAAAGTTATTAATATCTTGCTCGGTAAGTTAGCAACTCTGGCAAATGCCTTTAAGTCATTTACGGAGTTAATCACTGGTAAGAAATCTTCTGGCCAGACAGGTGCGAGTGGTGCAGGTCTTGTTGGAACAGACCCGATGGCTGATACGGCAGATCAATACGGAGATGCTGCCGACAACGCCGAGAAACTGGCAGATGCGACAAATGATACAGCAGACGCAACCAAGAAAGCTACTAAGGCGGCAAAAGGATATCTTAGTCCTCTTGACGAAATAAATAATTACTCAACTGATAAAAGTGCGGATTCGTCATCAAAAGTACCGGGTACACCGGGCGCAACCGGCGGACTTGCGGACCAGATGAAAGATGCTGTGCAAAACGTTGATTATGGAAAAGTAGCAGAGGGTGAGACAGTTCTTGATAAGATGTCAAAGCCGTTAGAGAAGATAATCGACAGGTTTAAACAGCTGGCTAAGTTAATCGCAAAAGGATTCTGGGATGGGTTAGGAGACTACGAGCCGATTTTTGAAGGAATAAAAAAGGACCTTGATTCTATACGGAAATCCTTAAAGGATATCTTCACTGACCCGGAAGTTACCAAAGCAGCAAATAATCTTTTCGATTCATATGCATATGCAATTGGACAAGTTGCCGGCTCATTTGCCAGAATCGGATTAACAATTGCGCAAAACATTATAGGCGGAATTGAGAAGTTTCTGAGTCAAAACGTACAAAGAATAAAAAACTATCTGATAGATATGTTTAATATCGGCTCTGAAATTGCACAAATAGGCGGAAACCTTGCAGTTGCTTTTGCCGATGTTTTCTCAGTTTTTGGCGGAGAAACTGCGCAACAAATTACAGCGAATTTAATTGGAATCTTTGCTGAAATTGGAATGGCTCTTACGGAAACAGCTGCGAAACTTGGCAGAGATATCCTGAATATGATCGCACAGCCCTTTATTGACAACAAGGATATTTTGAAGTCAGCAATCGAGGGTAGTCTCGGAGTAATAGAAACCGTAACAAGTGGGGTCTTAACAGTTGTTCAAACCCTTAGTGACGCGATATCGAGCTTATACGATGAACATTTAAAACCGTTCTTTGATTCTATAGCAAATGGACTATCAAGCATATTTGAGACTCTGATGACCGGATACAACACTTATATTCTTCCAGTTCTGCAAGGATTGGCAGAACAATTCAAAGGGCTATTAGAGGGACCATTAGGGGACGCAATTTTAAAGATAGAAACATTTCTCGGAAAACTCATTGATTCTCTGAAACTTCTATGGGAATCGGTGTTAGCTCCTTTAATTAACTGGATAATCGCGAATTTGCTTCCGGTTGTTGCGAAGATAATTGATGTTGTGGGGACTACAGCAATGAAAGTGATAAAATCACTGATTAAAATAATCGGTGATGTGGCAGATACGCTGAGCGGAATCATCGATTTTCTTGTTGGTGTCTTTACGGGAGACTGGAAGTTGGCTTGGCAGGGAATAAAAGAAATTGCAAGCGGAGTGTGGAATCTTATCAAGGACGTTATATCGGGTGTATGGAATGCGATTAAAAGCATAATAAAAGGTGCGCTGAATATAATAAAAAGTGTTATTAATACTGCATGGAATGCGATCAAGACAGCAACCTCAACGGTCTGGAATGCGATCAAAAAGACTCTTTCTGGATTATGGAATACTCTTAAAACCACGGTAAAAACAGTGTTTGATACAATAAAGACTAAGGTTGTGGGCGTGTGGGATAACATAAAGGATAAAACATCCCAAATATGGAAAAGCGTTACTACTTTTATATCTACTAAAGTCGAAGCAATAAGGACTGCTATTACTGATAAATTTAATGCCGCCAGAGATGCAGTAAAATCTGCGTTTGAAAGAATTGTAGACTTTATTAAAAAGCCAATTAATAAAGCAATCAGCATTGTTAATAGCGCAGTCGGAATGATTAATAGTGCGATTGGTGGAATTGAATCGGCTTTCTCTTTCGGACCTTGGTCTGTTCCGACACCGTTTGGCACGAAAACCATTGGCTTTCAAGCAACGTTCCCACGTGTCAGTACTATACCGTATCTGGCTAGTGGTGCAGTTATTCCACCACGAGGTGAATTCCTTGCAGTATTAGGCGACCAGAAAAAAGGCAACAACTTGGAAGCACCAGAAGGCCTGTTACGGCAGATCGTCCGGGAAGAATCAGGAAAAGGACAGGGAGATGGAAATACCTATAATGTTACAGTCAATGCATCTGGCAGAAAATTGTTAGATATTATTATCAGTGAAGCTGAAATGAGAAGAAATCGAAACGGGAAAAACCCATTTGAGTTAGCATAAAGGAGAAAATATGGCACAGGAACAGTTTAAAATAGACAATGTTGTTATAAGAGCACCGGATAGTTACAAACCGGTGTTCGCAACCACTTCTACAGAAGACTCTAAAAGAAGTCAGGATTTAATTATGCGTAACGCACCAATGGGAACAATTGGCGGGTATGACATGGAATGGGGAGAATTGACATGGAGTGAAATTGCAACAATATTGAATTCTATACTTAACAAAAGTCAATTCACATTTCACCACAAAGACCCAACTGTTCCGGGAAGATGGATAGACAGAACATTTTATGCATCAAATTTTAACATGGCTGCGCAAACCCTGGAAGACGGGGAAGAAAAGTGGACAGATTTGTCTATTAATGTGAGGAGGATTGAGCCGATTTGATAAATGTATCTACTCAGCTAAAGAAAGAATCTCTTACAAACAGAAATTATTACGTGACAGCAAATGTTACATTGTCAGACGGCACTACTCTCAAATTAGGTAAAAAAGACTTTTACTTGTCTGGAAATAGTCTTGTAGATTCAGCGGACTCCGGGGACTTCCCAGTGGGTGTAGCAATCGAAAAAACGGCAAGTCTATCATTGGTAAATGATGACGGGCGCTTTGACAATTACAACTTTAACGGTGCAAGATTTGTCATTTTTCTTAACCTTCAGTTGTCTGACAAATTAGAAACTATTAAAAGAGGTACTTACATTGTATCGAAAAAGCCTGCAACAGCAAGTGAAATAAGTCTTTCTCTCTTAGACAAAATGCATAACGCTGATAAGACATATGATTCTAATTTGTCTTTTCCTTGTACGACCAAGGAACTGCTTGCAGAGTGCTGTCGGCAGTGTAATATTACGCTCGGTGATGCGACGTTCCCGAACTCAAGCTTTCAAATTCAGCAAGCACCATCTAGTACAACGTATCGTACAGTAATCGGAATGTGTGCCGGGATAGCCGGTGGAAATGCAAGAATCGACGAAAATGACTTACTCAGGATTATTACGTTTGATAAGACATTTACCAATACGACTATTTACGATGGTGGAACAGTAAAAAATTGGACAAATGGTGATAATCTGGATGGCGGTACGCTTAATCCATGGACAACAGGGACTGTGGTTGATGGTGGTACGTTAAGCAATAACGATTATCACGCGTTATTTTCAATCCAGAATCTACAATATGATGTAGACGATGTTATTGTAACAGGCGTCAAATACGTAGAAGATGAAACAGAATATATGTCGGGTCAGGACGGCTATGTAATTACTATTGATAATCAGCTATTGTCAGGAAATGCACAGGCGGGAGTCGAAGCTGTTGGAAATCAATTAATCGGTTTGCGAATGCGTCCTTTCTCATGTGACGGAATTGCTAACGGATATGCCACTTTTGGTGATCCGGTTGAGTTTATTGACACTAAAAATCGTGTTTTTAGATCATTTGCGACAGATATAGAATTCGTGTTTGGCGGTGCAACATCATGGAGCTGTAGCGCAAAGAGTGCCGAAGAAGATGCAAGCGAGTTTATTGGTGAGCAGCAGGCAGCGGTAGAACAAGCAAAAAAAGACACAGTGAAAAAGTTATCTGCATATGACGTAAAGCTTAAGCAGATGAACGAGCTTGCAGCTAACACCCTTGGGTTCTATTATACAGAAGAAGTTCAGACAGACGGCTCGACGATTTCATATCGTCACGATAAGCCTACACTTGCTGATTCTAAAGTAATCTATAAGACAAGTGCTGATGGATTCTTCTTGTCAGTGGACGGCGGTCAGACGTGGAAAGCCGGATTCGACAGCAATGGCGATGCTGTTCTGAATATTCTTTACGCTATTGGCATTCAATCGGAATGGATTAACACAAGAGGTTTTACAGCAAAAGATAATAACGGGAATGCAACATTAAGAATAGATGCCGACACAGGAGCTGTTGATATTGTAGCAAATTCTTTTTCGCTCAAAGGAAAAACGATTGAAGATGTAGCAGAATCCGCCGCAAAATCTTATGTAGATTCTGCCATACAAGATAAAACAGGAAACTGGTATGGAAATTATACACCGACGCTATCTAATCAGCCTGCATCCAGTTGGAAAACAGCTGACTACGAAAAACACAATGGTGATACATTTATCAATCCGACTACAGGTGATGTCTATGTATTTAGCACAGGTACGGCTGGCTTAGAGATCACTTTCAATGCTTCATGCAAAACAGAGTCAGTAACTTATGACTACATAGAAATTTACTATGATGATAACGGAACAAAGAAGGCCTTGCCTAAGATTGGTGGTTCGTCATTCGGTGGAACAAAGGTTCAAGTACCATCTACAACATTTTGGTTGTACTGGAGAACAGATAGCTCAAGTTCCTCTTTCTATGGCTTCAAGATAGATTCCATTAAATCTGTAGTGGTCGATAAGTCAAAAATAAGTAGTACGACAAAGTCATTGCCATCATATTCCGTAACTAATGTGTCTGGAAGTAATTACCCGGAATCACCTAATCATGGTAATTATGGTGATAACGTCAATATGCTCTGGAAGTACACAGGTACGCAAACCAGTGTCATGGCGCAATGGGTAAGCGTTGCGAAGGTAGATGTTGCGGAAATCATGAAGCAACTTGATCAGGAGACTATCTTTAATCTGCTGACGAACAACGGTGAGGCAAAGGGAATATGGCTAAAAAACAATCAGCTGTATGTTTCGTTCACATATGCACAAGGCGGAACGCTTAAACTAGGCGGTGCCAACAATGGTAATGGCGCAATGCAGATTCTAGATTCTTCAGATAATGTTATTGGTTCATGGGATAAAGATGGAGTAATAGCGAATAAAGGGAAAATTGCTGATTTTAATATAGAGAATGGCGGATTATATAAAGAAAAGGATGGAATACAGCAATCTTTTGGAACAGACAACGCAATCCTTTCGATGTATAACGCCAGTTCACAAAAATGGATTATGTATCTTAGAACTGACGGAGGAGCCGTCTTTAATATGAACTCTAATTACACATCAGATGATTTTACCTTTGGTGGGTCTGCATGGTTTACTGGAGCTGGTACTTTTGGCGGAAAAGTAGCAATTTCCGGAGATCTAATTGTATATGGAGATAAAAATCGTGAAGTCGGCACAGAAAATTATGGCAGACAGCTTGCATATTGTTATGAGACCGCAACACCATATTTTGGAGATTTAGGGCATGGAATGACAGATGAAAATGGTGTTTGCTTAATCGAGATTGACGACATTTTCAGAGAAATTGCGGGAGAGCAAGAATATCTGGTCTTTCTCCAGCCAGAGGGAGAAGGTAACTTATATGTAAATAAGGCAGAAAAGTACTGCAATTATTTCATTGTTCGTGGGACTGCGAATCTTTCATTTGCGTGGGAGATTAAAAGTATCCAGAAGGAAAAGCAATTTACACGCTTTGGTACGGATTCTGAAAGAGGGATGCTTGATATTAATTATACTGATTTAGAAGAAACATTGGTATCAGAAATTAACAATCCACTTATAGAAACGGAGGAAATGTTATGGGAAAATTAAATAAACTTACAGGAATAGCTTTGATGACTACAGGAGAAGGAGACAGGATTGCATATACATATTCTGTTATCGATGAAGAAGGAAACCTTATTAGTCCTAACAATAAAGGAAATTTTATAGCACTTGATGCAGAACTTATAAGTCACATTCAAGCAATTAGGGATTTTGTAAATGCAAATAAGCTTTCCAAAGTAGTCTAATGCTACGAAAGGAGATAATATGTCTAATACATATACAATACAATTTCGGCGCGGTATGTACGCCGATTTTGATACGTCGAAAATTCGTCCCGGAGAGCCCGTTGCGATTCTTGGCAATGACCCGTCCGTTCCATCTGGTAAAGCCTTATACATTGCATTTGCGGCTAATGATGTAAGGCGGTTGTGTTCCATCGAAGATATTTCAGAGATGGTCAATGCCGGAGAATTTGTTGGTCCGCAAGGCCCAAGAGGTGAAAAAGGAGATAAAGGCGATCCGGGAGAAAAGGGTGCAGACGGCACCGTAGCATTTGAATCGCTGACACCTGAGCAGAAAGAATCACTAAGAGGAATATCTATTAAGTCAGCTTCTGTTGACACAGACGGAAATCTGACAATAACGTTTTCAGATGGAGGCAGTGAAGACGTTGGTAATATTATGGGACCGCAGGGAATCCAGGGTTCAAAAGGTGATAAAGGGGTAGGTATTAAAAAGATAACAGATTATTATGCTTTATCATCATCTAATACAGATAAGGCTTTTGGACAGGTGTGGCTTACAACTCCGCCGACTATGACAGCGGAAAAGAAATATCTTTGGCATTGGCAGAGAACTGATTACACTGATGGCAGTTTTTATTCAACAGAAAAAGGTGTAATAGGCGTATATGGAGAACAGGGTCCCAAAGGTGATAAGGGTGATGTTGGGCCAAAAGGTGACAATATGAGCGATGAGCAGGCCGCACAGATCGAGCAGAATAAAAAGGATGTTGCTTCGCTAAAGGAAGATTTATCCACCAAAATCACTAAGTTCTACGCCAGTTCACAAGGTGAAACTCATATCACTGATTCTGACAATGGAAAGATTCAAGATATGATGATATATGGCAAATCATCACAGGATGGAACACCAACGCCAGAGAATCCAGTTGAGATTAAAAGCGTGGTGAATCCAACAGTGAAGGTGTGTGGGAAGAATCTATTAGGCTTATGGGAACAAGGCTTTATTTCTGTAGATAACGGAATATCCGTTAGTCCGAACGTATATTGGATTCATTCGAAGGAATATACAAAAATAAATGCTAAGAATTATGCATTTTCATCGGATTCTGTATGTAGGGCAATTATCTACGAATACGATAGAAATAAAAAATATATCAAAAGTATACAGCCTTTAGTTGAAATTAAAAATGCAGTCTATACCCCTTCTTCAAAATGTGCTTACATTAAAGTTGGGTATAATTATAACGGAGGGAGCGAAACAATTACTCCTGATGAAATAGGTGTAAAACATTGGATTCAGTTCGAATTCGGTTCTACCCCAACCGCCTTCGAACCCTATCATGAACAGACCGTCACCCTCCCATACACCCTCAATGCAATCCCTGTAAACTCAGGCGGTAACGTCACAATTGATGGTCAGCAGTATATTGCTGACTATGTGGATGTGGAACGTGGGAAATTGGTGAGGATGGTTGATTCTTCTAAGCTAGATAATACACAATCTATTATAGGAAAAACCGAATGGTTATTAGCAGAGCAACAAGAAACCGATCTCACAACAGAACAGACACAGGCATTAAAAGCACTTGCAACATATTACCCAACCACAAACATCAGCGTCAATAGCGAGCAGTTGGACGGATATACAGTATTCAACTATCCAATACCTTTTGAAGATGAGTGGAATAAAACTCAGAAAGAGATAGGTGGTCTGAAGGAAGATATAGGTGATTTAAACTCAAGTATTGACTCGATTAAAGAAATAGGGCTTTCTTCCAAAGTAAATTTCTCTACAGGCGGGTTAGATCCCTCTAATGGAAGTATTACCGATAATGCAGAAAGACTTCATAGTGATATTATCTTTGTAAGAAAAGGCTCAACTATAAAACTCAAACCAAATAAAAATTTAAAATTTGCCGTTTATAAATATGGTGATTTGCTAGGAAATGAATTTATTAGTGCTATTGCATTATCTTTGGATGATTACATTTTTACAGATGATTGCTATATTAGAATATTGATTGAAAGTGGGGATACAACCCTATTAAAAGACATTGATTTTGATTTATTTTCGTTTGACTTAAACGAATTGAATAACCGTGTAAAATATACGGAATTAACAGAATGGGTAAATAAAGGCTATATATCAGTATCTGATGTTAATGATTATACTAAATTTGTGATTAAATACACCGCAGAATGGTCGTTCATGGTATTACCGGTTCACAGTGGTGATAAATTCATAGTTTCTGGATACGGTGGAAATAACGCAAAGCTATATGCATTTACGGATAGATTCGGGAAAGTTTTAAAAAGAACAGAAAAAACAAATGTGATACAAAAACTTGTCATCACATCACCATCTGATGGATATGTAATATTCAATGTTCTTCGAAGTAATGAACACCAAGTAATCAAGTTTAATACCAATGTCATTAACGAAAACAACAAAAGAAATCTTATCGTTCCACCTTATATTCCAAGTGCATATAACCCTATATTATCAGTTCCTAACGGTCAAACAACCGCTATGAAATATGAAGAAATCATGGAATCTTGGAACAACTTGCAGAAAAAATATCCTAACTATATATCTAAAACAAATCTTGGAAAAGAAACGTCTGGAATACTTGATATGTATAGATATGATTTCATTCCTGAAATTGTACCGCTTGAAGCTTCTGTGCAAGATGGAATGAATAAAATATATACAAAAAATGATTATCCTATTGTTATCATGGGTGCGTGTATTCATGGTGCTGAACGTCCGTGTGCAAAAGCATTGTTAAATTTAATGACATTGATTGCTAACGCAAAGGATTATTCGATTTTAGGATGGTTAAGAAATAATATTCATTTTGTAATTATTCCGCTTGAAAATCCTTGGGGATATAAAAATAATAAACGTACTAATGTAAATCAAGTTGATTTGAACCGTAATTTTGAACCATATTGGGAAAAAGGAGACAATACAACAGAAAATCAACGTTATCGTGGAACCGCGCCTTTATCTGAAAAAGAAGCTCAATATATTGATTCTATATTAAAGGAATGCGCAGACAAGGCTGTTTGTTATTATAGTTTCCACACACATGGAGTGTTCACATCTTATTCAATGATGACCAACTTTTCGAGTCCAGCATTGTTTTTATTAAACGATATGCAGAACATTGGAATGAGCGTTACGAAAATGATAACAACATCAGGTTGGACAAATCATAATTTACCGGAAGATAGTGGATACATTGGTTGCATGGAAATGGCATACGGAGTGGCAATGGCATCTTATCAAGGAGCGAAATACAACATCCCAAGTGCTTGTCCTGAAGTTATGTACCGTTATTATGATGGTGGCACAGGCGAAGTTTATAACACAGACCTCGATTGCATGAATACAGAGTATATTCTTTATGCGGTTGCTAATGCGTGTAAAAAATTTCTGTACGGTAATTAACTAAAGAGGGCTTTAGCTAATTAGGCGTTTTATATTAATAGGAGGTTTGCGTATGACGGATAAGCAAAAAGAGGTACTCAGGAAGATTATTTATGCGGTCGAAACCGGCGGACAGGTTTACGGACAGCAGGATTATTCGGACTTCACAGAAGCTTACACCAATTCTTCTGAAGAATGCTCAATTACAATCGGGGCAGGACAGTGGTACGGAACCGAAGCTAAAACACTTCTGGAACGAATTTACGATGCTGACCCGGAACAGTGGGAGAAGATAGACAAGGTCAGACTTCTGGAACAAGTTCAGACTGCAAACTGGGAATGCTTTAATATTTCCAGAGTGTCACAGCTTGCCGACACCATAGTTGCCCTTATTTCGTCCGATTTAGGCGTTAAATGCCAAGATAGCCTTATGGATGAACAATTAGCCACCTATGTAGAAGAAGCCCTTAAACAGGGCGTTACTAACACCAGAGCGCAAGCTATGTGTGTGAACTTTAGGCACCAAGGTGGACAAGAGGCAGTAACACGGATTCTGGCAAAGACTCAGAAACCATATACGCTCGACAACCTCTATGCAGCCTGCCAGACAGACACAGGAAACCAAGTCGGGGCATATAAGAGCAGACAGAGTTTTGTTTATGACGCATTAAAAACATATTTTCCAGAAAGTGAGGAAACAGGCATGAACGCAATTAATAAATTAATCCAGATCGCAAAGAATGAAATCGGATATCTTGAAAAGGCAAGTAATAATCAGCTTGATAGTAAGACAGCAAATGCCGGAGAAAATAATTATACGAAATATTGGCGAGATATTAAGCCAGATTATCAAGGACAGCCATGGTGCGCTGCATTTGTCTCATGGTGCATGATGAAAGCATTCGGCTTAGACACAGCGAAGAAGCTTTTAAAGCACTGGCCATACGTTTACTGCCCGACAATGGCGGATTTGTTTACCTTGAACAGCAATCCGAAAGTTGGAGATATTGTTATCTTTTATCGAAATGGCGCATTTGCACACACCGGAATCGTAATAAAGGTATCAGGAGATCGGTTCTGGACAGTTGAAGGAAATACTTCCGGTGGCTCTACAATTATCGCAAATGGTGGTGGTGTATGCCAGAAAAGTTACTACAACAGCAACCTTCCCGGAACAAAATTCTGCACTCCAAATTACAGCTTAGTTAAAAATACAACGTCAGTTTCAGGCTCAGATACAGCCAAAAAGCAGAACACTAGAGCCTACATTGCGCAGATAAAAAAGGACACAAAATGCTATACAAAATCAAACAAAAACAGCCCGTCAAAGCTGTTTCCAAAACTGAAAAAAGGTGCAGTTGTAGAGGTGATGAAGTACACAGAAACCGACAGTTCAGGGCTGAAATGGTACTTCGTCCGCATTCCACATCCGACAGAAGGGTTTGTTTTTGAATTTGTTCCAAAAGGAACGTTTACCAGAATCACAGAAATTTCTAAATGATTTTCCCGGGGTCAATTCCCCGGGAGTTTTATCTTTAAACATATTTAGCATCACTTCGGAAGTTTTAGACTGTTATCGTTAGTCACACGTTAGTCACAAATAAAAATATTGTTTCTTAATATAATAGTGGCAAAAACACTGTATTTACAGGCATTTGCGCAATTTTCTAAATTCTATTTGTTAGTCACAATCAATAAAATTAGAATAATGAAAATGAAATGTGGGAAATCCTTGCAAAATCGCTGAAAATGTTGATTTTAATAGGGTTTCCGGCATTTCGATAATGATATTTCGGTTGTTTTAGAAAGATTAAAATGGGTTCCGTTAGTCACAGTTAGTCACAAATGGAACTTTTATTTTTTCAATCTCCGTTCGAAGTTCTTCCAGCGTCCTGTGCCCATATACCGCATTTGTGACATCTCCTCCAAAAGAGTGGCCGAGCATTCTCTTCCGGTCGTTCTCCCGGACGCCGTATTTTTCACACAGCGCAGAAAAGGTATGTCGACAATCGTGCGGCGTGTGTTTCGGATTTCCGACTATTCCCAAACGTTCCAGTGTAGGATAGAACAACGCTTTTCTGTGGTGTTGCTGAGTATATACACATAGTTTTCCATCTTGTGCCAGCACTTTCTGTTCAGCAAAATGGTATATGGCAGGATGTATCGGAACAATTCTGTTTTTACCGGCTTTTGTTTTGATTCCACCTTGGAAGTATTTCTCTTCCAGGTTGGTTGTGAGTTTTAACACTTCCCCGATTCGCCAACCAGAGTAACACATAATAAGAATGAGCTGCACTTCTGGATCGTCGGTATTATTCCACAACACCTGCATCTCCTGATCAGAAAATGGCGTTCCATGTTCGGTGTCATTATCAGCATTGACATGGACATATAGTGCCTTATTTTCCGTTACAATTTCTGAGTAGACTGCATATTTGTACATCTGCTTAAACAGAGTCAAAATAGCCATCTGGCTTTGCTTTTTCAGCTTACAATCATCAATAACTTTTTGCATATCAGGAGCCTTTAAATCTTCGAATATGCGATTGTGCAGAACGACGCAGTTTGTATAAGCTGTCCGGTATGCTTCTTTTGAACTATATGACAGTTTTGTCCCCTCTGGGAACTTCCACGCATAAAACTGCTCATATACATCTGAGAACGTCAATTTCTTGATTTCCGGGTGCTTATCCTCTACGCCCTTGATTGTATTGTAGTCGGCAATCAAGCGGCTTATAAGAGTATCTATGTCGGTTGTAGGGGACACCTCAAGAGTCCGTTCCATGCCGGGTTGATACGTGCCGGCTTTGTATGCTGTCAGGACAGTGAAACCTTTTATCCAGTCATCAACGTAGCAGATCGCCGGCGGACGTTTTAGTTTGCCAGTATCGTCCGGTGTAGCTGGTGGATGCACTGCGAAGCAGTTTCTCCGGTTCTTGCCAAGGAACCGGATAGAGCCGAAGTTATTCGGCAGTTTTGGATATTTCTTTCTTTTCTTCGCCATTTTTATTCCTCTTTTCTTTATAGCTGTTTTTAGGTATAAAAATAACAGCCGAACAAATTTTCTGGGTTGTTCGACTGCTCCGAAGATGATACAATATGTTTTGCCAGAATGCAGCATCTCTCCGGAGATGTATAAACGCCGTCCCGGTACGCCAATGCCGGGGCGGTTTTTTATTTAATTATGTGATTTCCAATTTACTCTCATTACAATTCCTACAATCCAATAAATTCCACCAGAACAAGCACCCAATATTAAAATCCAAAACCAACTTAAATACCATGGCATTTTCCGTTTTATATACGGTGTACCTGAACTCGCCGCTGAGGATGCAGAGGAAGATGCAGAATTATTAATGATGATGTCTCTGTTGTTAGAAGTCAACTGCTCTACTTGTTTTCCACACTTAGGACATACTACACAGTCGTCGTCAATAAGTTCTCCGCAGTGCTTACAATATTTTTTCTT